AATATACACAATATCTACGTAAAAGAGATGATAATAAATCCATTTGCATTTGTACAACCAATAAATTACACGATGGAAGCTTTTGTTGCACCGTATAACTTCAACCCGGATGCACAAGAACTAAATATAGTGAATGCTTTTGCAGCCTATCATGATGTGAATAAGAAGTATATATTCTCTGTTGGTCCTTCTTCAACTACAGTACTTCCCGCTGTAGCTGGTAGAAGTTATGCTTATGCTGAGAATGGGGGTTCATATACGACTATTGTGAGTGGTACAGTAACGTGGACAAGTAATAGTACGAAGAGGAATGTGATAGTAATTGATTATGCAATAAGCATTGTAGCTAATATACCTAATAGTTCTGTATGGGCTTATATTTCAAGTAACTGCTATTCAATAAATGCAAATAATTCAACGACTCTAAATTATATTCACTTACAGACACTAAACTGTTTGAATTTAATTGAAGATTTTGCATTTTACAACTGTTATGGATTAACTGGTAATTTGACAATTCCGAGTTCAGTTACTACAATTGGATATGTTTCATTTATAAATTGTTCCGGATTAATTGGGGATTTGATAATACCAAGTTCAGTTACTACAATTGCAAACATTGCATTTCAAGACTGTACAGGATTTAATGGTAATTTAATAATCCCTATTTCAGTTACTTCAATTGGAAATTTTGCATTTTGCAATTGTTCAAAATTAACTGGTAATTTAATAATTCCAAATTCAGTTACATTAATTAGAAATAGTACATTTCAGAATTGTTCTGGATTAACTGGTAATTTGATAATACCGAGTTCAGTTACTTCGATTGGAGATGCAGCATTCGCAGGATGTACTGGATTTAATGGAAATTTGACAATACCAAATTCAGTTGTTTCCATTGGGAATTCTGCTTTTTATACTTGTTCAAAATTAACTGGTAATTTGATAATACCGAGTTCGGTTACTTCAATCGGGAATCTTGCATTTATTGGATGTACTGGATTTAATGGAAATTTAACAATACCAAATTCAGTTGTTTCCATTGGGAATTTAGCCTTTTATAATTGTTCTGAGTTAATTGGAAATTTAATAATACCTAGTTCAGTTACTTCAATTGGAGATTCAGCATTTTACAACTGTTATGGATTAACTGGTAATTTGACAATTCCGAATTCAATTACATTAATTAGAAATAATACATTTCAGAATTGTTCTGGATTAACTGGTAATTTGATAATACCGAGTTCAGTTACTTCGATTGGAGACGCAGCATTTTCAGGATGTATAGGGTTTATTGGTAATCTTACAATTCCAAATTCAGTTACTTCAATTGGAAATTCTGCTTTTTATACTTGTTCTGGATTAACTGGAAATTTGACAATTCCGAGTTCAGTTACTTCAATCGGAAATCTTGCATTTATTGGGTGTACTGGATTTAATGGAAATTTGACAATACCAAATTCAGTTATTTCCATTGGAGATTTAGCATTTTACAATTGTGTAGGGCTGATATTAATTAACAATATGAGATCAACTCCACAAATTATATTTTCAAATACATTTTATAATGTAAATAAAACAATACCACTTCACGTAGCAGTAGGATCACTAGCATCCTATCAAGCTGCACCATATTGGAATGAGTTTACTAATATTATTGCAGATTTATAAATTTAAAATACACACATTATGAAAAGTTTATTTCAATTATTACTGGATTGGTTATTTCGAAACTTAGTGAATTTTGCAAAATGGTCGCTGAGCATGGCCGGTGGTTTCCTGGTTATGATTAAGCCGACATTCCCATTTATACTTATTTGCGTTGTCTTTATTATTTTCGACTGTTGGTCGGCAAGGGATTTAGCAAAACGCATGAAGAAAGCTGGTCATAATACAAATGCTAAAGTAAAGAGTAATAAACTATTTAAGGCGTTTACCACTGGAGTATTAGCAATGGCTGCCATAGTACTTGCATTTGTGATTGAGAAATACATACTTACTATGTATTCAAATCTCTATCTAGCTAATTACACGGCATTGGTATTTTGCGGCATTCAGTTCTGGTCAATAACCGAAAATGCAAGTTCATGTAATGGTTCGAAATGGGCTGCAATTGCTCAAAAGTTCATGGTGGATAAAACTGAACGCCATTTAGATATTGATTTGTCGATATTAAAAGATAAGGAGGATACAAAATGAAAGAATTGCTACCTCTAGTTTGGAATGAAGCTGCAAGTTTCAAAATTGAATCACCAGCAGTAATGGCATTTCTATCGGCCGAAACAGGAGGAAAAGGCTTCGACGATGTAACAGGTAAAATTATTATTCAATTTGAACCTAGCTGGTACAGAAAGCGTGCACCTTATGCACCTTCCGGAGCATGGTCGCTTAATAAGGTTGAAGTTCAACGCAAAGAATGGTTGGCCTTTAATGACGCATTCAGCAAGAACAAAACGGCAGCCATGGAAGCCACAAGTATTGGCATTGGTCAAATACTAGGTTTGCACTGGAAACGCCTTGGTTATGAAAGTGTAAACGCCATGTGGGACGATGCAAAGAAAGGAATCGATCGCCAAATTTGGCAGATCTGCAAGTTTATCGACACCGATAAGGAGTTGAAAGCTGCTATTATTGCTCATAACTGGCATATTGTAGCAACGCTTTACAATGGAGCTAAATACAAAGAAATGGCTATAATTTGGAAGCGAGAACCGTATGATATTACTCTAGCAAATGCTTATTTAAAATTCAAATAGATCATGAAAAAAATACTAAAACCCTTTCTTGTCTCATTCTTCAGCATGTGGATAAGTGCAATGCTACTATTGTTTGTAATCGTTTTCTCGGGTTGCTCCAGCACTAAAAAAGTGGAGAAAGCCAAAGTAATCGAATCGGTTGCTTCCAGTGTGGATTCAAAAACCGATCAGTCGAAAACCGAAAGCCTAAAAGTTACGGACAAAACTGAAAAAATTACGGACAAATCGTTAATGCAAATAGAAAATGAAACTAATGCATTGGAAACGCGTATCACAGAATACGACACCGATAAGCCTATTGTTATTGGTACTTATAAACCACCGGTGAAATCTGAAACGATTACGACTAGTAAAAGATTGTCCCAAAAAGATACTGAATATTTGGACAATTCGAAAGAAAAAACAACTTCCGACGCGGCTTATACGTCACAATTGGAAGCAAGCATTAAGCTACTACAGTCAGAGAATGCAAAACTTGTCAGTGAGGTCAGTAATAAGGAAACAACTTCAGTAACCTGGTGGAGATGGTTCTTGGCCGGTATGTGTATACCGGTGGCTATTGGTTTACTTGTAAAATTTGGTGCTTTTTCGAAATTGTTTGTTTTTGTCCTGAAGATATTTAGGGTTAAGTCATAGTTTTTGTTTTTTTTACATAGTATAGATTTTTAAAAGAGGAAGAATGCCGGGCTTGTGAAAGTCGGGCATTCTGTTTTTTATGTCCTTTTAAAAAGGTGGTAATCTGACGAAATTTGTATCGTAAAATAATATTTATATGGAAAATAGTACGCCAAAAATAATGACAGTAGAGGAGTTCAATGACCGTATAAAGTCATGGACCGTAACAACCAGGTCGAAGATGGCCGGCAATGCTCCAAAGGCTTCCGGTGAATTGGCTTCTACTCTTTCAAATTCATATAAAAGGAATTTCGGACATATTTCTACTATCAATTTCAATTTTCTCCGTCGTGGGGTATTTCGTCATTATGGGGTTGGTCGTGGATATATTCGTCAAGGTAATTCTGTCATTCGTGGTAGTCATAACCCTAAATCAAAAATAGATCTAAGTACCGGATTTAAGCGGTCAGCGGATGATTGGTTTGATGTAGAAATCCGAACCGGTCTGGTACAAGTTGCTGATATAGTTCAGGAGTTTTATGGTGATATGGCCATGAATCAAATACTTGAGAAAATTGATAAATTTTTAATTCAAAAAACGAGCAAAAATGGCTGATAAAATAGCAAAACGTGGCGTCTCGATTTATATCGATGGTAAAGAGGTAGCTAACTCTGTGAAGGCAATATCCGGAGAAATGAAAAAGCTAACGAATGAACAGTCAAAAATGACCATGGGAGCTGATAACTATGTAGCTCATGCAAAGAAAATTGAATACCTGAAGTCATTACTCGTTGAACATAAAGATTATCAGAAACAAATTGCCAAGGAATATAGCAATATGGAGAAAGCTGCCGATAAGTATTCGAAAAATACTGAAGGCGGTTTTTCAAGACTAGCAAACGGGTTTAATAAGTACTTCGCCATTTTTACAGCCGGTCTTGCAGCTGTTACCGGATTGACGCTTGGACTTAAAAAGTTCATGGATATGCGGAATGAGCTTGAGCAAAGTTCCGCTAACCTGAAAGCCATTACCGGACTAGATGATAAATCGGTGGCTTGGATGCGTCAGTATGCCAAAGAACTTAGTACTACTACCACCGAGGCGGGCGTACGCATCACAGCTACTTCCAAAGAAATCATGGACGGTTTCACCGTTATCGGATCCAAGCGTCCGGAACTATTGAAAAACAAAGAGGCTATGGCCGATGTGACTAAACAAGCATTGACATTGGCGGCCACCGGAGTTCCAGTCGAAACGGCATTCGAAGTGGTCACTGCTTCTATGAATCAGTTCAACCTTACGGGTAAAGATGCTACTCGTATTATCAATTCCATTGCAGCCGGTTCATTGGAAGGATCTGCTGAAGCTGACAGCTTAGCCGGATCGCTTAAGAATGTTGGTACAGTAGCCAACGATAGTAATATGACCATGGAAGATACTGTGGCCATGCTTGAGGTATTAGCCAGTAAACAA